ACTTAGTAGCTTGCATGATGGGTTGTAAGATGAGTAAATCTTCAGGTGATGACAATCTGTCGTCATATCATGAGGACGCAGTGGAGAAGGCAAAGAGGATTGGGATAAGGTTAACCGATTACAGAAAGGTCGACCCTAGACAGGGGTTTGAATTCTGTTCCCAGATTTTCACGCCGGAGAGAGCTATCCCATTGGGATGTGCTAAAGCACTCAGGAATTTACTCGGAAAGAAGCCCGACATAGCAAAACTGCAGATCTTCAGGAGGGAGTTTCGACACTCTCCAGACATAGATAAAGCAGAGAGGGCGCCGCAGGCCTACGGTTATTTAGGTCTTTGCCCAGAGGGAAAGGGCATTTAGCAATGGCGAAGAAACGCTCTAAGCGTAACGGTAAGAAGAAAGCGGGAGCACCATCGCGCAAATCTTCTATGAAAAGCAAGAAAGGGACAAGAGCACTAGTGATGGCTGGTGCTAATGCCAATGCCAGACGACTATACATGAATCTTGTGAGAGAACCATGTTATGGGCCTCTTGTTAGGAGCGTGTCAAGCAACACGGGCACAAGCATGATCCAGAGAGTTAGAACCACTTATACGAATATCACCACTACGGGATACATCGTGTGGTTTCCGACGTACCACGGATCGAACGCTCAACCAACTGGGAACTATGTTCCCTACAACGTGTTTGCATACGAGGGCACGCCTGGCTCGAGACCCACCAACACCAACTTACTAAATTTGGGCAAGGGAACTACTACAGCATCTGACCAAGGTAGATTTCTTGTCGACCTGCATCAGCGATCATTTCGCCCGGTTCTGCATTTAACCAAGCTAAAACAATAGCGGCCTGTATTACTACGGAGTACATAGGCTCAATGGTCAACGCAGCTGGGTTGGTCGCCAAAGTAGCTAACATTACTGTCGCAGGACTGCATCCAACAGTCAACCCACCTAGGCCTTTGTCTACGGTTGAGGTTATACAGTATGCGGCTGCAAGAGGCAGGGTAAACATTGAAGGTGAGGAAGTGAGATGGAGACCGACAGAGTCGTCATCAGTTCTGAGAGACCGGGGAGAAGAAGGCTCAGGAGCCGCGATAGCAGCTGGGGCAAACCCGCCTAACACCATGTGGTGGATGGGGGATAGCTCTTCGAGCTCGACTGCGCTCTCTTGTGTCGACCCTGAGAATCAGACGGGAATCATCATGGCCTGGAGTGGAGTACCA